TCGTTACCTGCATTTAAATCTTCAGCTTTGTATGGAAGTGTATTTCTAACTAAATCTGATGTATTAAAGTCATAACTTTGGTCTACAGTTTGAGATATTACTGGTGATCTGTAAGTATCACCAATATAATATGGGAATTTAGCATCTCTAGTTACAGTTGCTATTCCTGCAAAGTATGCATATACTCCATTTGGAAATTCTGGTGTTTTACAGTATCTTCCATTATGTTCATCCAAATCTCCAGAATTATTAAACTTATAATCTTCAATAAAGAATCCTTGATCAAATGGAGTACCATCTATCTTAGAAGGAGGTCTATCTACAATCTCCGTAGGTGCTAATTTGTATCCAGTATTAAGATACTTGACAGATGAGTTACTATCTTCAACATCAGAGTAACCATTTGGACCATAAATTGGATTACCGTCATATGCCCATCCAATAATAGGTGAGTGCTTATCTAAATCATCTCCAAGAGAAAGACTACCAATTGCAGTTGAGTGTCCAACATAACCATATTGTAAACCACCTGCATTTTCAACTAATATTTCATCACCAAATCTACTATGCTGGTTTACACTTAATTCTCTAATATCTGCTTCAATATAAGCATTTGACCCAACAGATGTTACCGCAATTCCAGTATTAGCATCATAACCAGTACCAGGATTAATAACAACAACATCAGTTACCTTTCCATTCTCTATAATTGCTCTTGCTTTAGCACCAATACCAGAACCAATACCTATAAATGTTAAATCTGGAGGAGATGTATATTCAACACCAGAATAAGTTACTTTTATCTGATCTATTTTACCATCAGAAACTATTGGTAAAAATTCTGCATTCTTACCAGTCTTTATAGTAACTATTGGACTTTTATCAAAGTTTATGATAGATGATCCATATCCAGTTCCCTTTTCATAGAGATATGCACCAACCATTTCACCCCTAATAATAGGAGTAGCAGTAATAACGCCAACTGATTGTGTAGCAGTTCCAACACCAGCAATAACAGCGTTAACTGTTAATGTAATATCAGGATAAGAGAAGTTTTGATATCCAACACCAGAATCACTAAACGTTTCATAATAACGTCTATCATAATTAGTTGTTATTGTCCCACCAACACCAGCATTAGCAAGTTTAAAGGAATCATCATCCTCTTTTATAATCTTATACTGATTTGCTGTTGATAATCCAGAAATTACTGTACCATCAGTTGAATAGTTGACTAAATCACCATCATTAAACCCATGACCAACAAAATTAATAGTATTGCTTATAGTATGGATACCTACGGGTTTAACAATTAACTTTCTATTGGTATATCCTGAACCACTATCAATAACCTTAATTGCTCTTAAAGTATTTGTATATACTGATTTTTTAAACTTATGATATCCTTGTCCATTACTTGCTACTTGAACAGTATTAATACCTGCATTTAAATCACTTAAACTTGGATAGAATTTAGCAGTTGTATTATTGATAACTTCTGGATAATATATTGAATCGTGTGCAAATCCAGTATTACCATATCCAAGATTACTATTACCATTATTCAAATAAACAAGAGATTCACCAGTAGTAAAATTATGCTCTTTTTCAAAAACAATAGTATTAAGAGATAAACTTACTCCACCACCAGATACGTCATTACGACTATCAAAACTAACAGAACGTTGTCTGACCCCTACCATCGGTTCTAGGACTGCTCCAGTGCCGTTACCACCAGATATAGTGACAGACTTAACATCAACGACATCAAAGTCTTGAGGATCCACTAGGACTTCCTTAACACTACCACTAACAACTGAACGTACAAGAGCAGTTGTACCTAATCCAGCAGCAACCGTAATATTTGGTGGATTAAGTACATCATAATCCTTTCCTGTATTATATACAGTAATCTTTTCAATAGGACCATAATAAATTTTATCTAATGACTTATAACTAATAACCTCTACACCATTAACCAACATTCCAACAGAACCAGGAACAGTTTTCGTACTATGTCCCGTTTTAATATCTTGAGAATGTGGGAACTTCTTAAGAAGTTTTTGTGGATGAATAGTATCACTAACTTGATTTGCTAGAATAAATGTATGACTATTCGTTCCATTTGTAAGGAATCCTAATGCATTATTAACAATATCTCCGTCAATTGTTGAACCATCCGTTTCAATTAATGCTCTTGATTCGTATAATTTAATTGCACCACCAGTTAGAACCTTAACAAAATAATATCCCTCATTTAATCCTTTAAGAGTAGTACTATCATCTGCTTTATAGTAAATTCTATCACCTGTAACAAAATCTAGACTAGGTTCAGTGAAGGAAATAATCTGATATGTTTCAGTAACACTATCATAACCAGACAATGAGCCAACTGTTCCAGTTGAAATCGTATATTTAATAGTAGATTTTGTTATATCATAAGATGGTATAGAGTTAGATGCAACATAGAAGAATTCATTTTTATCATTATAAACGTTCTGAATGTCTGCAGTAACCTTATTATCACCATAAAGTATAGGACTACCACCAGAACTAGTCGCAGTTTTTAATTCTCTTCTAAGTGTATATGTCTGAGTAGCATCATAAACAAATCCACTTAAACCATTTAACTGAACCTGTCTAAGAGATTTGTTAATGTTTGCAATAGTAGCACCTTCAAATGCTAAATTTTGACTATTAAACAATAAAATATCAACAGTATCACCTACTTTAAGTTGTGATTTATCAATTTCATCTGTTTTTAATGTAATTGTAGATGAGCTAAGGTTGAAATCTTCAATATCAAACCTATTACTAGTGTTATAGATCCATGAATTAGCGAATATTTCTTTATCAGTAGAACCAGTTTCAGGATTCTTGATCTTTTCACCTACATGTTTGACATATAAAATCTGTTCTTCAGAGGTATCTAATACATCACTAGTGGTTTCAAAGTCAGATAGAACTCCACCAAGACGTATTTGAACCATCTTAGTTAAATCACCGTCTTCATATCCGACAAATACTTCATCAGTCCTTATTTCATCAGCAGTACCAATACCAACAGTTACGCCATCACACCCTAAAAACTGGTTAACAGTTTTATCAGTGTAAGTAATAACGTTATCACCAGATATTAATGTACCAGTTGCACCAAATCCAATAGTAGAATCAACCGTAATAATTGAATCATTAACAGAAGTAGGGTTAATTACCTTAGTTTTTGGTTGAACTTTAAAAGTACCTTCAATTAGAGCGTTATCACTATAACCAACAAACAGTCCAATCTTATAATATGTGCTAATTCCAGACCTAGTAAAGACTTCAACTTCAGAAACAGCACCTTGAGTAGCAGCATCAGACGATTTTCTAATGGTTTGACCTACCAATTTAGCAGGATTACCAGAAATTCTTTCAGCAACTACTAATTCTCTACGTAAAAACTCTGACGAGGAGGGTTTGGGGAGGTATTGTTCTAAATCAACAACGTTAGGTGTTACTCCATAAAGAGCATTAAAGAGTATTCTAAACGATTCTTTTGTACCTTTTGCCTCATATAGACTTCTTGCTTCCTTAATAAAGTTATTAACATCAAGATTTGGTTGAAAATCTACATCTTCAAGTCCTGGTGTAAGAGTAACTTTTAATTTTCTATAAAATTCCTTTAAAAATAGAGAACTTAAGTTCTGTACTTTTGTAGTAGCACTATGATCTGCAGCACTAGTATCATTAAAAAGCAGTTCTTCTGCGTCTAAATCAGTTCTATAACTAGTAATTCCACTAAATCCACGTATTACACCAGTAAACGTGTTAGTTGTTACTCCTGTATAAGTAAAAACTTCATTATCAATTTTAAATAAACCATACTCATTAGGAAATCCTTTAGTAGAATATACCTGAACAGTAGTATCCGAGGTTGTAATATCAGAATATAGGGTCGTTTCGCCAGAAATTACCTCTGGTGTGAGGTTATCTACCTTAAGATATTGATCAAGATTAACAGCAATATCAGTAGCACCACCTTGATGCTCCTGTGATAGGTAATATTGCTTCAGAAAATCAATAGTTTTAGGACTTTCAGAAAGTATAAATTCAGGAAGCTGATTTTCAATTACCTGCTGAACAGTTACCCTCTTTTCAAACCCAGTTGCGATCATTCTTTATATCCTCTTTAATTCCCCGTTTAAGTAGCTGGAAGTTGACTTATATCCGATACCAGATATCTGTTCACCTGAAGTAATGGTGTCCTTAATCATATTTATTGTACTCTTGGAAACGGCAAAATCTAGGTATAAATCCGTTAATCCAATGACATCATTCGATTCTGGTATTGCTTGTACCTCAATAATATTGTTTGGTTCTACTGTTGATGTAATATTAACAGTATTAATAATAATTTCACCTTTATTATAATCTACGGTTCCTGCTGATTTGACGATAACTTTATAAGTTCCATCTTCAGAAGAGTCTCTTACAATGGAAATAGTACCCATTCCATTCTCTTTAGGAACATCAGTGAAGTAATAGATCTCATTGCTTCCAGCAATCTTAAATCCAGTACTCTTAATATTAAATCCTTCCTTATTATAGTGGAATTTATTACCAAAACACAGTTCGTACTGTGCAAATTGGTTAATTAATGACTTTAGATTCCTTCTAATGATGACTCTAGTGATATTTGAAGTCACTGCATCATCAACATTGTCAATTATTTGACAAACTTTACTATATTTGAACCTTCCACCAAATTTATTGATGTTAGAACTCCTATGTGTTGTTAAAGTATTGGTAATTCTTGCTTTTAAGTCATTAATATTAGTAACTTGACTAGTATTATAGTAAACAGCAGAGTCAATTTCGACATAAAGTACCTTAAGGTCGATAATTTGCTGATTTATACCTGAAAGTGAGTACTGTTTCAGTTTTGAAAGGATAGTAGACCTATCAAAGTCGGAAATATAGTCACCATTTTTCGGTTTTATGCTAATTACAACGTTTCCGAACTGTGGAGGGTTCAATTCTTCACCACCAACAACCGAAACAGACTCAGTATTAGGATAAATGTTCTGAATAATTGCTTCATAGTCCCTTGCGGTCACCGCACGGTGCTGAGAAGAGTAAATTCTTGGTGCAAAGTACTTAATTGAGTCAACACTTTCAATATCAGACCCATTTATCGCATTTTGATTTGTGGTAATGGTAATAGAGTTGGTTGGAACCTCTATTTTTCCTTGATCGTCCCTAAATCGTCCTGAAAATGCGAATTCTGACGCTCCATTTCCGTCTTTTCCGTCAGTAATAATGTATGATACATCAATAACGTTCCCAGTTGCCAATTTTTTACCAAAATATCCGTCGCCGAAGAGTAATTCATACTTTTCATCCTGTACTTCTTGTAAAAGGTACATTTCTGTTGTAGAATCTACCTTTAAAATGTTATCAGCAACCTGATATTCCCTTCCTTCGGATACATCATTGACAGAATCACGAATTCTGACTACAATTGTCGAAGAATCAATATAAGGGTTGTCTAAAATGAACCTTTGGTCTAAAGATCCGTCTACAAGGAAGGATTTTTCCAAAAATGTCCCTTGATAAACGCTAATATTGTTAAATGTCGCTGTTCTATTTGAGTCTACAGTCGTTACAACACGTTCAGGTATAGAAAATATGTAATTTGTGTCGTTTGAATTGCCCACACAGACTAATCCTGCCTCTAGATCTAGCGTAGAAGTCAATTGATCTGCAATTGTAACGCTAAATGAGACCTCTGCCTTAGCACAGGCACGAGAACGTGGTACATACCCTATATTACGTGCAAGGGACACTACGTTCTCTCTGAGAGTGGCAGAATCCAAGAAGGATTCATTCACAGTCATATTAGAGTTAAATGCTGTTATATAAGTATTATATGCTAAAGTATCAATTAAGACAGAAAAATTACTACCTTCGAAGTCAAAGTCCGTAAAGGTGGAATTTGCACGTAGGTAATCCTTAATGGATGTCTTTATTTGATCGAAATCAAGGTTGGTGAATTTAGTAAAAGGCATATTATCTTGTTGTTTCTAGCAAGAAGGCAAATTCTTGGGGTGGGAATGCTTGACCAACAATATCGAATTGAACAATAACACCAAAACTGTTATTATCCATTTGCGGTTCTACCTCTACATTAATATTCTCTACTCGTGGTTCAAAATTAGTAACTGTAGTTATAATTTGATCCTCTATTTGAGAAGCAGTACCATAATCAACGAAACCAAATAAACTATCTTGAACATCAGAACCAAGGGAAGAATTAAAAAATCGTTCAGTAGGAATAGTTTCCACTAGATTCCTCACTGAACGAACAATTGCATTCTCGTTCTTAAGTATAGGTAGATCTTTAGTAACAGGATGCGGAGCAAAAGATAGACTAATATCTTTAAACGTCCTTGATATCCGTTGTATTGCCATTTAGGTCAATAGTTATTATTGATTCTATTTATACTTCTTTTTAGTAATTTGTACTAACGCCCCTGTCCACGGTATTTTTTGCGAGCCGAGTTACGGGAGGTTGCGGCATGTTTAGTATGCTTACTATGTCCTTGACGAGTTTTTTTCGGGGTTGATTCTAATTGTACAGTACCCCATGCACCCATTCTACTTCTAGCCATTACTCATCCTCCTTTACTAATTGTAGTTTCTTACCAACGGTCTTTACCGAGTCGCTCGGCAGAAGTGCAGCAAGTACTAAACCTAATACAAGTGCGACTAATATCTTAGTAGATAAAAATTGAAGTACAAAAACAAACAGTGTTGCTACACCGAATACTTGCCACTTGTCCTTAATATACTTGACTACCGATTCAACGGTTAGTCCTTTCTTTGTAGCCATTACGCTAATTCCTCCAAATAAGTTTCAGTTTTAATATCGTCGGGATGTGGAGTACCTGTCTGGTAGAACTCAATCGACAGATCCTCCATTAATTCGAAGTATTGATTCTGTGTAAGACTATCATATACTTCCTTCCCTCGAATATAGACTTTATATAATTCTTGTTTTTTCATGTCCTACACGAACTCTAGGATCACACCAGATTTCGAAACCTGCTGCAATTGCATCTAAACAGAATGATACATCTTCTCCACACATGTCCTGTACTTCACCAGATTCAAAGACTTGCATCTTAGGAGCAAACCAAGGATACTTCATCTCTTCATGTTCCCATACACCATTCTTAATCAATAACCATCCAAATCCAGCATAATCAACAGTAAAAGGTTTCTTACGCTTAGACATTGTTTCTAAGGTTTCATGATTCATAACTCCACCATTCTTTCTGAAGTCATCTTCTTCCATCCAATGAGCAACAGAACTAGTCTGTCCATCTTCAGTACAATACCATCCAGATGCTATATCCTTATCTAATAGTATTAACTTCCAGAATGCATCAGTATTAAAAACAATATCACTATCAATCCATAACTGATAGTCATACTTTAATTTACCATCCCAAGGTTTTTGATCAGGACCACGTAATACATTAGCACCTAGACACTTACATCTAGCAAAGTTCACCATAGAACTATAGTCTTGTGATATCTGTATCTGTCCACCATTCTGTACAATATCAAAACATAACTGTACGAAGTTCTTTAAGTATGTGTATGATACTCCTCTTCCTGGTAAGCAAAAGACTATGCTTTTACCACGAATCATTTCCTTTGCTTTATCAAAATCCCATTCAGGTTCCTTCTTTGGTTTTGCTGCAACAGGAGATTTTGCCTTTACCGTAAATCCTTTAGCCATAACGTCTTGTAATTACATATCAATTATATCAGATTATATAGCATTCGTCAATAAGAATGTTCAGTATATTGCTCGTTCGGTTCTTCCACCATTTCTGAATATGTTAACCCATCCCAATAAGAATGATATAATCTTCCCCATATAACTTCAAACTCCCTTTCATCTAGATTCTTAAATAGACATCTCTCATTCAAATATACATGATACGTTTTACTCATCTTCCTTAATGATAACTTCGTCAACTTCAATGCCCCATTTTAAACTTGTGCCTTCAAACCAATCTTGATCGTGCATAACCCATTCAGGTATAATAGTATAGTAGTTTCCAGTAATATTGTCAATCTCTATACTGGTAAAATTTTGTTCGGATTTTTTTTGCATAGGGAGGATTATGTTTTTCTTTTTCAAATCTATATAGAAATTTTTATTTTGCTCGGAATTTTTATCTAGCTATCGTAACACTTTGTAGACTAGGGGATCCATCGGTTTTTAACATATAAGGGGCATAATCGCCACGACTGCGATAACACGAACGACTGCCTAATTGCATGTCGCTCGTTGTTACTTAGTACTATGAATTACGTATGAAATTGTGATAACTAAACTGTCTACGGTTAACTAACTTAATTACATGACGATTGTCTGATAAAACATAACCTTCGCCATCGAAATCTTCACCGTTAATTGATGCTTTCATCTCAGAAGAGTTTGTATCACAATTCTCCATAAACATTTCTTTGATACTAACAATTAACTGCCAGAATCTTACTAACGAAGTGTTCTCAAACTCTTCTGCCACTATTTCTCTATCTTCACGAATATATGCATTGAGTTCTTTCTTCATAGCGGCGACATTCTTCTCGTCTTCGATGAACTCAACTGCACCTGCAATTGTACGGGCAAAGTTAATCATAAACCCTAAATCTTCCACGCAATTCTTATTAGTCACTGTAGAATGTACGAAGTGCACGTTGTTAGTGTTTTGGAGATTGCGTGTCAATGGTGATACTTTGTGTTCACGCAGATCTTTACTATTACCAGTGTATATTGTATGAGGGGCGATAATAACGTCCTCACGAATTACACGATCAAAGTTATAAGTTATTGTGTTAGGATTATACTCGCTATCTCCACCAAACCCAATGAAATCTCCCTGGTAGATGTTACCATCATTCGGCAAATTACGAAAGCACGTTGTTAAGATCTCATGCAAATCTCCCTCATACCAATTATCAATATCTCCATACGATTTGCACCTCTTAACTAACTTTTTATTGAACACAGATTTAGTGCCCACGAAGAAAAGATTATCAGCAGGATCTTGTCCCCAAAC